TGTCCGCTTGAAGGGAATCAATGTCACCTTTTAGGTCTGTACGAACATCACGGATAATATCACCGCTCTCGTCGACCATAACGACTGCACCATCAACGCGCTCTTCCATTTTGGTGATGCGTTCTTGGATTGCAGACAAGTCTGGAGCCACGTAAGTTTGAATGGCTTCTTTCATTGACATGTAATCTTTATAGACTTCAAATGCGCCGTAAAGACCGCCGAGAACGGTAGATACGATCGTACCTGCAATCATAAGTTTTGCTGGTGTGAAGTTATAACCGCCGATGCTGATTACCGTATTTGGGTCAGTAGCAGCCTCTAGTTTATCTACGCTTTCGTCTAAATCCTTACTCATCTTGATATTCCTCTGTAAAACTTTATCTTGTTATGACATAAACAAATCCAAATAACCCACCAACAAACATAACAAATAAAATTCCTATACAGATCATCAGTGTAATTTCTTCTTGTCTTTGTGCTGCTTCAATTTCGGCACGTCTTCTTGCTTGCGCCGCTGCTAATTCCATCTGCGCATGCATTTTTTGAAACTTCACCCAATCATCCCATAATCCAGGTCGTCCTGCGATTAGCATATAATCTTTCAATTCTTTTTCTTTTCTTCGTACTTCTTCTAATGCAAAAAATTCTTCTAGTCGACTACGCTCATTTGCAGGTGTTTCAATAACTTTCTTTTCTAACTTTCGTTTACCTTCAAAAAACTTTCCTAATTGACCTGCACACTCACCCAGCTCTCTACCGTTACTCACCACTTCTTTGATGACGGCATAGGCTGCATTGACTGCTGCGAGTTCTGCTAACATTACTTATATTGCTCGTCAACCATCTTTTTATAGGTGTCTGTATTTCCCTTTTCAAGGAAATATGCGCCTCGGGCATTGTCCTTAATAATAACACCTCTATAGATATCTTCTGGTCTATAGAAGGGTACATCTGGAATTCGTTGTGTTAGATATGAACTTACATCTGCATCTACTGCAATTGCTGATACAATGCCTGATTGATCAGCATCCATATAGTTTGCATTAATTGCATCCTGCTGCTCTTTATTAGCAGCAACTACCTGCTCTGCTCTAACTTCAGCATCACTCTTTTCTTCTATTGGTTTAATGATACCAAGGAATTCAAGACTCATAGCATTTGGTGCTTGGTTGAATGTGTTTGCCATTGCTAATGCTGGGTCAACCATCGCTGTTGTTACTTCTGCGTCTTTGCTTGATTCATCATCAAATGCACTTTGCTCTGCTGTGGCGCGACTGGCTTCCACAATTGCAAGTGCCTCATCTGTTTCTGCAGTATCAGCAGTTGGACCACGAACAAATGATTCAGCAAGCATCTCGGCTTCTTGTTCAATCTGGCTTGTTGTTTCACCTGTTGTGAACTCAACTGTTTGCCCCATATCTGTTTGTGCTTCTGCGCCTGAATCAGCAACCACTGTTTCCTGTTGTGTTACATCTTCTGCTATAGAAACTGCAACCTGTGTTTCAGTTGTTTGCTGCTCTGTTATATTTTGAATTGATGTGTCAGTTGATTGAGTTTCAGTAGAAACAACAGCGGCAGATTGAGTTGTCATTGATGTTTCGCTTGAGAATGCTGCAATTGATTCAGCCTCTCTTGAAGAATCATTGGAAGCAGCATCACTTGCAGCCAGAGTTTCTGATAATGCTTGTTGACCTATTTGTCTACCAGTCTCAAGGACATCTAATCCAGTATCGGAAACGGATGAACTTTCTTCTTTTTGTTCTGTGAACATATCTGCAGCTGCAACAGTTTCAGTTGACTCAACTGAACTTGATTGATCATTAGATGATCTAGCTGTTGTGGTAGTTGTTGAACTTTCTGTTGCAGGTCCACCGCTAGTACTGGAACCAGATGATGTTGTTTCTGATGCAATTGCAAGAGCATTTTGTAGTACATCTTTAGAAATTGCATCAGCAAGAATCTGAGCCTTTTCTTCGTCAGTCAGTTCTCTATAGGTTGCAACAACGGCTGGCTCTCCTAGATCTTCTGCATCTTCAACAAGTAAAATGTCTTCTTCGTCTGTTTCTTCAGCAAGCATTTCTTCTAGGTCGGCGTCAAGAAGTTCTTCTGTGGCTTCCTCATCAGCAACTAGGACTTCTTCTTCCTCGACATATTCAGATCCATCATCTGAACCATCATCACTCCCATCATCAACTGATTCTTCGAGTTCTTCTTGAGCTGCTTCCTGTTCTTCAATAGCAGCCAAAATTTCTTCTGGGTCTGTGTAATCCGTCACACCATCATCAATACCAATACTATCAATGACGCAAGAAGGGTCATATGGATTTGTAGTACAATCAGGTGCTAGTGGTGTATCTGGTGGCAATGGAACAATCTCTGATGATTGTACAAAGTATGTTGTGTTTTGTAAAGATGATGGATTGTTGCCCCAATAAAATTGAGTGAATTCTGTGGCAGTGTCACCCTGAAAACCAGAGGTGAATGTTCTACCTGTCTGATTATTATAATCAAATGAACCATAATTTATACTGAAACTGCTGTCAGCAAATAAACTAATTTCAAAATTAAATTTATTTCCTGGTCCTGTTTGTGTACAACCCAACTCATTACAGGTATAAGGAGCAGAACCTAATTCATCAACACCATACCAACCAACGGTAAACGAGTTTCCTGTAGACTTATAATATGGATTACCTGGATTATTGAAATCAGCAAGATCACTCCACATAGCAAAGATGCTATTGTTTAAATTATAGTATGATTGATTAGATAAAAATGGCAATTGATTACCATTACAGCAACCATTGGCATTGCTGGTAAAACTTATCAATCCATTTTGCGAGATATAAACTGAATCAAACAAATTACCAAAATAGTAAAAATCAAAGGGTAATTCTATTGGTTGGAACGTAGAACCATCATCATACAATGTTAATGGCGTTCCACCAGATTGATTAATATTTTGTAATGGTGTTTGTGGTTGCGTAACAGTATATGTCTGTTCAACCGTAGGATCATAAGTTGGAGGCAGACCCTGCCCAAAGGCAGGAGCCACCGCCAATAGCAGTAGAGCAAGAAGCCGCTTCATTAGCCGCCTTCTGATGCTTCTGGAAGATCAGTTGATTTTTCTTGCTCGTTCTTTACCCAAATCTTCCACCATTTCTTACGGAAGTCTGGACGTTCTTCTTTATTACCAGCCCACTGCTCTGTGGCTTCCTTACCAATCTTACCCATATATGGGCAAGGTGTACCAGCCATTTCCATTGCCTTGAACACTCTTTCGTCTTGGCACATCATTGATACAGCAGCAACCTTCATACCCATATCGTATAGAGTCTTAGATAGTTTTAGACGTTCGCAATTCATATCGCGAACTGCCTTACCAGCAGAAAGACCAAGAACCTGAGTCTGAACAGCGCCAGAAACGCCTGATACACAGACATCCTGGCTGTATGTTGAGATCATTGGAGCGATAGCAGAAGCAGGAGGTGCTTTGATTGTTGTTTCTGACTTTGTAATGTTCTCGTTTCTGTTGATATTTGTATTTGTGTTATCTGTCTTTACACTTGATTGGCTTGTGCTCTCAGACTTATTCACATTCTCGTTCTTGTTTACAGCAGTTGATGTGCTCACATTCACATTGTTATTATTATTTGTAGCAACAGAAGTGCTGTCGTTCTTATTCACATTTGTGTTAGTTGAAGTAGAGACATTATTGTTGTTATTTGTGTTAGTTGATGTAGAGACATTGTTGTTATTGTTAGTATTTGTGGAATTAATATTCGTGTTGTTATTATTATTGTTATTATAAGTCACTTCACCAGACAAATTGTTATTATTGTTATTTGTGTTCGTTGATGTTGATGTGCTCACATTGACATTATTGTTATTATTAGTGTTATTAGATGTCGTTGTGTTCACATTGTTATTATTATTTGTGTTATTAGATGTCGTTGTGTTCACATTATTGTTGTTATTTGTCAAAGTACCAGATTGAATGTTGTTATTTGTATTCACATTCGTGTTGTTATTTGTATTTGTAGCCGTAGAAGTGGAAGCGTTCACATTGTTATTATTATTCGTTAGAGTGCCAGATTGAATGTTGTTGTTTGTATTCACATTCGTATTGGTATTTGTACTGTTGACAACAGAATTGTTGTTGTTATTATTCGTAGCAGTACTAGTAGAGGTGTTATTATTATTATAGTTTACTGTACCACTGTTAATATTATTATTTGTATTTACATTGGTATTCGTATTCGTAGAGGTCGAATTTGAATTGTTTGTGTTCACATTCGTATTCGTATTATCAGAAGTCGAAGTAGAAGTATTCGTATTCTGATTAATATTAGTTGCAGTACCAGATTGAATGTTATTATTCGTATTCACATTCGTGTTGGTGTTGTCCGAAGTCGATGTAGAAGTCGACGTAGAATTTGTTGTCGTATTGACATCGGAGGTCGTATTGACCGTAGAAACTGTTGTGGTCTGGGCGAATGCCTGTGTTGCGCCTACCGCGAATAGTAGCGCAAGAAATAACTTTTTCATTTTTTCTCCTGATATCCTTATGCCTTTATGACAAAAACATAATTTAGTTCCCAAGAAACTAGAAAATCAGCAGTTAAATGACAAAATTCATCAATTCTCTCTATATTCTGAGTGTATTTATACAAATACGGTTATTACTTATCCTTCAACGCAGAAGTTGGTGGTGAAAAGTTAGATGTGTAGCGAGCATAACCTTTGGTGACGCGGAAATCGTCAAGATAACCCTCGAATTCACTACTCGCCCAAACACCTCTACCAATAGTTATATTAGTATCAGTAAAGTTTTGACTATTAGAAACATTACCATCTAGTACACCATTTACAAATAGTCTTAGAGAAGTTCCTGATCTAGTTACTGCAATGTGCGTCCAAGTATTCAAACTTACAGTAGTAGTACCTAATATTTTTTGTGTATCAGAATAAAATTGTATTTTTTCAGCATCGGTTAAACTTATGGTAAATCCTGTGGCATTCAAATCAACAACACGAGAATCATACATTCCATTATCTCCAGTAGACGCTACAGGATACATCCAAAACTCTACAGTAAAATTCCCAGTACCAAAATTAAATAATGGTGAAGCATTTCTTACTTGTAAATAATCCCCAGTACCATCAAAGTACATAGAACCAGTGCCATACTTGTACTGTGCAGTGCTGACTTTAGCATCACCAACAGTTTCGAGTACAGTCTTCGCTGTTTGATCGAAGATGCCAGCGTTGGTGTAATTACATAAGAAAGATGTATTAGCAATATTTGTTAGTGGTGCTGTTGGCACAGTCAGTGTTGATAATGTTGGGTCATATGGTGATGATCCTTTTGTGATGCGCATACTAGAAATATATCCACAAAATTCACTACCACTTGTTCCTCCAATTGTCATAGCGTTGGTTGATGAAAAATTATTCGTTACTGTTGCGTTTGCAGTTTTTTTTCCGTTTACGAAAAGAGAAAGAGTGTTTGATGCTCGACATGCAACCAAGTGATACCATTGATCAGATGTAACTGCAGTATTTGATATTGCATAATTAGTAAACCAACTTTGAACTTTTGGATAATTACTTGCATCTATTCTAAATGAGAATTCTGTTTCGCTGCCAGATATATTTGTCAATAATTGATCACCAGTTGGACTTCCTGTGAAGTATACCCACATTTCGACGCTAAAATCACCAGTACCAAATGCTAGATTAGATGATGACGGTAGAGTTAGATAATCCCCAGTGCCATCAAAGTATGCACTACCACCAACATTTGCTGTTGAATATGCAGCAGTTGGTGCAAATGGGCTGAATGATTGTACGCTAGTATCGCCATTTCTTGTTATTGTAAAATTATTTGTACTATTATCTTTAAAACGATTGCTTTGGCAAGTTAATAAAGATGTTCCGCTTACAGCAGTGAGTGGCGAGGTGGATGGTGTAAAATTAGAAGTATAAAGCGCAGTTCCCTTGACAATTCTAGCATTAGACATATATCCTAAAAAGTAGCCACCGCCTGTTGTTCCATATCCAAGAAAAAGAGCTGATGAAACGCCCGAAATGCCATCACTGAAAGATGCACTTGCGTCTAAATTGCCATTTATAAAAATTCTTACTGTACTTGACTCGCGAGTTACTGCAACATGTGTCCAAACATTTGGTGTTATTGTTGATGTGCTTGTTATTGAACTTCCACTAGTAAAGAAAAATTGTAATAGATTTGTTGCGTTTTTTCTAAATTCCCAGCCAGCGTTCACAGGTCTATTACTGAATATGTAGCGTTCTGCGCCTGGTCCTTGGTCATAAATCCAAGATTCTACTGTGAAGTTTCCAGTTACAAGATCAAATCCAGCATTTGCAGAAACGCTCAAATAATCTCCGTTTCCATCAAAATAATTACTCCATCCAGTTTGACTAAACGGAGAGAAACTACCTTGCGTGGCGTTACCATTTCTCGTAATAGAAAAATTATTAGTTGACGAATCTAGAAACGCATGATTGTTTTTATTATTGGTGCCGTTTGCATGAATTAATAGAACATTATTTGCAAATAGAGCACCTTCGCCTGTTGTCGCCGTCACACTGAACGCTCTTGAAGAGTCTTGATTTTGAGCGTCAGTTGCAACAGCGGTAAAGTTATAGGTCGTATCTGCTTCTGGTGGTGTTGTGATTGTACCGCTGATGACGCCGTTTGAAGCCAAAGAGATGCCCGTTGGTAAAGAACTGCCAGCAGCAAGAGCATACGTCAAAGGCGCATCACCTGTAGCAGACAACGAAATATTCCAAACACCAGTCGCATCCTGTTCGGTTAATGTAGCGCCAGTAACCCAACTTGGCTCACCAGAAATTTGAAGACCTGGAATTAAGATTGCAGTTGCACCATCTTCAGGATTGATCACATACACAGGATATGATGCCGAAGAAAGAGCAGGGCTTGTGAACGACAAATTGCTTGCGCTAATATAAGAAACGGAAGGAACGTTATTGCCATTAATATAGACGGTTGAGTTTGACTTAAATCCAGAACCTGTGATGTATAGCGTTTGACCACCGACGGTATTTGCGGCAAGGTCATTACCAGGATAGATAATGGATGCGATCTTCGGACCACCGCCAGACTCAATTGTTGTTATCAAAGTCGCTGACAATTGAGTTGAAGTAATTGTGCCGCTTTGAATCGATGTTCCTGATAGTTTATTTGGCATTTAACCCTTCCTCAATAACTCGTTACAGATAATCCAGGCACGCTAACTCCGAAACCGCCATCTGGATTGATCGCATAAACTAGATACGTTCCTACTGATAATGCTGGAGTCGTAAATTGTACGTTACTTGCACTAATGTAGGTAACTGATGGTGCCGCATTTCCTGCAATGTACACAGTCACATTCGAATCGAAATTTGCACCATTTAATGTGATTGTTTGACCGCCAGACGCTCTTGCTGAATTGTTTGCACCGAAATAGATCAAATTCTTTACCTTCGGACCACCACTCGAAACTTGTGCGCTGAGTGACGGCGAAAAGGTTTCAATCTGAATCGTTCCGCTTTGAATTGATGTTCCTGGAAGTTTATCTGGCATTTACATCCCTCAACTTTTAGGGTATTTATTATAGCGCAATCAAAGCACTAATACACCTCGCGCCAAGTTACAGTGCACCAAACATTTTTGCCATCTTAACTAGGAGTTTTTTCTCCTCAAGTGTTTTCATAATATAATCTCAATTAAAACGTAATGCTGCCAGAAGCAGTAAATTTATAAATCCTATATCCACCAGAAACTGTAATTGTAGGGCTACCTGTTGTACTTGATGCGCCATGCCACGTACCGACTTCAAGATACTTTTCGTCTTTTTTTACAAGTTCGTTAAGTAAAATTCGATTTTCGTTTGTGCTTGCACCATGCATCGAAAAAATAACATCGTTTAATTTATGTCCTTTTTCAATAGTTGCTATTTGAATAGCCTTTTCAATTCTTTCAATATATTCATGGATCATACAACAAACCCTGGTTTATAAACTGTTTTACCGTTTACAGTAACAGCTGTCAGTTTCTGTTTTCTGTTTGTACCTGTTGATGTATAAGAAGCGTGTACCCAACCTGAGTTTGGTCCTTCTTTTGGATCATAGAATTCTAATATAATCTGGTCAAACTCGCAGTTCTCTGCAACCCACTTCGCAAGATCTGGATTGGGTAAACCGTCGATTTCGAAGTCTACGGCTTCTCCATTGCAATGCTGAGATTTGCCGCTTCCACCGACGGCAGCATTAAGAGCGGAACCACGATAGCCACTGTTAATACGAACAGGCTTGCCAAAGTGATTGCGAACAGGTTCAAGGATTTTTTCACAGACGTTTTTGAGATTTTGTGCATGTTGAGCATTTGGTGTATTATCAATTCTCTTACGAATAGCCGTTTCAGATTTGGTAAATTCTTTCAAATTGAAGTGTTCAGACAATTGCATCTCAGGATTTACTTTTCCTGACGAAACAGCGGTAGCAACAGGAGCAGCTACTGGCGTTGCAACTTTAGGTGCTGCTCCTGCAGGAGCACTCAATTGGCTGAAGTACGTTTTCGTCTTAGCCTTGCGATCTTCCAAGCCGTGTGTACCACCATTAACTTTCTTACTAACGGATAATATCGTAGCATCGTTCACTCCTTGATCGCAAATGCTCCATAGTTTATTACGTTCAAAGAAGAACATTGCTGATTCAAATGCCAACTCAGTTGCAACCAAGTCAGGATTTGACATTACATCTGGTCTGTTGCAATACTTTGCAAATGCAGCGTAGTTATCTTTGCCTGTTAATTGAAGCGCACCACGACCACGGTATTTCCAACCGTCACCAGAGGCTTCGTTACCATTACCCATACGTCCCGCATAAACGCGATTTGCGATGGCTTCTGGTTTGCGTTCGTATTTAGCAGCAGTGGCTTGATCGGGGAAATATTTTTTAAACACTCCCATCAAACCTTTTGCGGAATAATTTAAATTCTCACTAAATGCTTTGAAACCACCTGTTTCGTGCGCCGTCTGACCAAAAAAGTGTGCAGCGCGAGCAGGGGATAACTTATAATAGGCTGCAGCAGCACGCAGGGTTCCTGGTCCCCACGCACCGTCTGCTGTGACTCCAATCTTTTGCTGTAATGATTTCAAACTCATAATTCACCTCAAGCAATCGTATCTTCTACTTCTTCAACGAGTTCTTTAACTGGTTCTGGAAGAAGATCTTCTGCTTTAGCAGCTGGGGGCGTTTCTGGTGTTGGCGCAACTGGTGGGACATTTTTATCTTCTTGCTTGCCGAGCATAATGCCAGAAAGAATACCAGTTAGGAATGTTGCGATAGGAGTAATTAATTCAAAAAATTTCGCATCATTTGGGGATTGTTGCATTGGCTGCGTGACAAAAATCAATGAGTAGAGAACTACAAACACGATTCCTGTTAATGTAAATGCCAATGAGAGACCGACTGTAAATTTCAATCGAGCCATCAATTCTGATTCAGTATAACGTGGACCCTTAAACATAATTATTCTCCTGTATTTTCAGTTTCAGTATTACAATTACAATCTGCAGCTGGTGCTGCTGGTTCTTCAACTGGTGTTTGTTGTGGTGGCAACCCATTCAATGTGTCAAAACAGAAACCATCAACCTCACACTGTGGGCGAGAGCATTCTGCTTTATCTTTATTTTCTGGATCTTGGCAAGGATATCTATATGTATCTGCGCACCCAACTAATAATAAAGCAGCAAAAATATTTAATACCGCTTTCATTTTTTACCTCTCATCTAATTTAACATTACCTGAACGGCGACCTGCAGTCGTTGTTCCTTTCGGAAGCGCTGCTCTTGGTCTTGGTCCTTCAAAACTCATTTTATCAACATGTTGAACTGAGACCCCTTTTTTACCTGCTGCAGATTTAACAATATAACTTGCAGCATGCGGAGAACCTTCAACAAATTTACCGCGACCAGTTGTTGCTTCTTTACGAACAAAATGATTTAATTCTGGATGTGTATTGTGTACTGTGTCTAATGCTTTTTGGGCTTTTTGTTTTAAGCCCTGCAACTCTGAATCTTTTGCAGTACGCATTGCATCCAAATGCTTACCTGCTTGTTTTATATGAGACATAATACTTGAATGTATTTCGTCTTTTTTCTTTTGAGGAAGTTTAGCATATTTTGGATGATTATTCAACATTTCTTTTGCAGCATGATGATGTACTGCACTATTTTCTTCTGGTCCACCTGACATTAATTGTGAACCACCACCCTTTTTCATAGACAAACGAATACCTTCGCCTGTTTTAGATTTTGGATTCATGATCGCAATATCAGTTTTAGAAGTTGCACCTTTTGTTGCACCATACTTTTTCCAAGTTTCTGAGATTTCACCCTTACCACCACCTGTCACTTTTGCTTGGTGTTTTCCTTTTACGGCTGCTTTAAAATCAGGGTGAGTTGCTAATGAATGTATTGTATGGATAGCGTTTTCGTGCTCTGAGTGATATGCTGCTTTATGCGCAGCAGTTTTTTTACCACCAACAAAACCTTCATGATGACCAGCGTTATCAAAATGCAATGGATGTTTTTTATTTGTTTTGGCTTTACTGAATTCTTTTTGCATTGCCTCTTTGTCGTGCGCAATGCCTAATCCATTCATATGGTTCCAGATTCTAGCGTGAGCGTGTTCGTCGCTATATGCGCCAACTTTTGCCTCAATTAATAAATCTTCATTGAGTTGTTTAAACTGTAAAAATGTTTTCATAGTTTTGGCGGCTTTCTTCTCAAGATTTTTTTATTGAGACGCTTTTTAATTTGTAAAGCATAAACGTCAGATGGGTTTGTTAAAGAAGGTACACCACCTGCTGCAACAGACACTGCTGGTGCTTCCTCTTTTACTTTAATTCTCTGAGACATTTTACTGCTTCCTGATCTAAGCCAATATCGTTTGACCGCAAATTTTTACCACGAATACCAAAAACAATTTCTGGCATGTAATTTAAAAAGACTAAAAATGGTTTGATTATTTCATAGTCTTTTTCTTCTAATTTATAAAATAATATTCGAGTTGCACCTTCAACACCAAAAACATTATAAAGAACAGTAATATGATTTAAAATTAAGCGACCCTTAAATTCGCCAGAATCTCGATACTTTGTGATTAATCTTTTTATATACTGTATGCGGTTCAAATCTTCTTCGAACTCGCTCATTACAGCATTTGGTTTGCTATAACATTTTATAGCATATAATAAAAAGTTTTCATCACACAAGTTTTGAAACATTCAATTTACCAACTAGTAATCGGCAGTTCTTCTCGTGCGTAATAAAAATTGTGAAACGCCATAATCTGTTGGATTCTCATCCTCAGATTCTATTTCTTCCAACTCTTCATCATCAACGCCGAGATAATCTAACTCGTCTTCATCTACAACATTTGCATAAACATCATACCCTTGCGGAGTAAGATCGTAAGTGATATACAAATAATGACCTGTGTAATCGTTTGCGCCGTCTTTCAGTTCAAACAAAAACTCATCATCTTCTTTTAGATTTATGACTGGCAAAACAAGACCATTTTGACCCAGCGTCATAGCAAGAACGCTATACGCTGTGCCAAGATCTAAAAATGGTTTTGCTAGAAATAAATCTAGATCAGTATTTAATTTTTCAAGTTCTTTAGTCATTTTTGTGGTTGTTTCTTTTTGCCCATTGGATGGAATACAACTGGATCTGCTTGCTTCTTAGTCATTGTCTTACCAGCAAACATCTTTTCGCGCATCTTCTCGCGCAATTCTTCTTCGCCGAGTTTAACACCACGAGCGCGAAGAACGTCTTTGCGCGTAATCAAATGCTTTGGATGTGCCTTTGCAGCAAGATTTTTTTCTTTTGCTGTCTTTGGTACTGTACCGCCCTTTGCTTCGCTCATTTCAGCAAACTTCTTTTCGACGTCGTTATACTGATCTTTTGCGACAACAGAAACTTCGTGGGCTTCTTTATCTGTAAGAGTTGGTACGCGATCCTTTACGAACTCTGGGCTCAACATTTTTGGTTCGCCTGGTGGAATGAACTTCCACGCCTTACCGCTAACTGTTGTACCTGAGAAGTAACGAACTTCTTCTCTCACAGTTGGAACCATTTTACGCACGTCACGCTTCACATTTTCTTCGTCATCATCTGCTGGTGTGAAATCTTTTTTCTTTGCGTATGGATCCATTTTATATGTTCTTGCTCTTGGTGCTGCAATATCTTTTTCATAATTTTTTCTTGCAACTTTATTGAATGCTTTTTTCCAATCAGCAGCACCTTCTTCAACTGTTTCTACTTCTTCTTTGGCTAGTTTAGCAGTTGCCTTTTCAATACCACCAAGACGCTTTTTAGCACCTTTTCTGTAATCTCTCGCTAAATCCATATATGCTGCTTTATTTTCTGGATCTCTTTTTCTTGAGCCCGACGTTTCAAAACTGGCAGCAATTCCTGTCTTTGCGCGCACTTGATTTGCTGCTTTGTTGACATAAGAAGCCAATGTTGATTTCTTGAGTTCATCAATGTGCTCAACTTCTTCTTTCGTTAGTTTTTCTTTTGCCTTTGCAACTCCAGCTTCGCGTCTGTCCATTTTCGCAAGAGCCCATGGATAGGTCTTTTTCATATATTCTGGATCAGAGCCATCACGACCACCATAACGCATTTGATGATAGTCGTACGCTTTTTTCATTTCTTTACTTGCTTTTTTAGCATAACTTTGCAAAGTAGATTTTTTGAGTTCATCGACTTGTTGGAATTCCTCATACATGTGTCGAGGTTCTTGATCATTAATTACATGATGTGTATATTTTTTTCCGTTGTGGGTGACATTAACATGTGATTCTTCTTCACCCCCAGAATCTACAATAGCCTGAATCTCATGAGGTTCAAGATGATCATTATCGCCTCGTTTTAGAGCTTTATGTACAACATCGTCAGTTAGATCATGGTGCGAACGCACCGTATATCCGTAAGATTTACCGTTGACTTTTCCTGTATAATGAAAGAGTCCACCTTCATCAATCTGCTCGGCTTCTTCATTCATCTCACCTTCCATATAATTGGCGGCAGTAAGAACATAATCTTCAGCAAGAGTAATCTTGCTTTGTACCCACTCAGGTAAGTTTGTTGAGTCGTCAAGCATGTCGTGCAACTTCTGAGCATTTGTAATAATGCTCTTTAATTGCGACTTTGCCATGTCGCCTTCGTAGTCGTATTCGCGCTCGTCTTTTTCTTCTGTGAAGTGTGTCTTAACGAGAAGATTAGCGAAAATATCTTTATAGTCACTCATTTTACTTACCTTTTCTTTGAGTTAATAATTGTTTTAGTTTTGCTCTTGCTAAATTACGAGCGCGACGAAAACCATATGGATGTTTTCCAGCAGGGGCATTTGCTGGTTTTGTTTTAACTGGTCCACCAAGAATTGTTTCTGCTTCTTGTTTTGTTGCTTCATCAACAACGACAACTTCTTCCTGCATCTTACGCATTTTGCGAGCGAGAGAGGCATAATGACCATATGCTGTACCTGCTTGACGCTTTGCTTTCTTTTCAGCCATCTCTTTGTCGATTAGATCTTGACGAACTTTCTGCTGCTTTGGTAACAATGCTTCATCAGTTTGTTCAACATTTTCACCAAGACGACCAGCCTTAATCGTTCCACCCGCTTTCACATAAGAAATAATGTCACGATTAGTTTCTAATCCACCACCAAGACCTTCTCCACCTTCGCGGCGACGTCTTCCCATTTCACGAACGCGCTCTGAAGAAGAAACAAGTTCTTTGTTTTTCTTCGAATTTGCAACAGCAGCAATAGCAGCCATACGTGCCTTTTTCTTATTAATGTCACCAACATCTTTCTTGGCTTGAGCGACGCTCTTTTGTGCGCCCTCATGACCAATGCTCTTCAGAAATTCTTGGAACTTTGGATTTTTCGCATGAGTTTTCTTCAGTTTGCTCTTGAGCGCTTCGGAACCAGAAGTAAAAACCTTATGCCAAGCAGCATTTTCGTTAATATCGTTCATGCGAATATCCTCGGTTAATTAAACGCCCTTGAGCGTTGTGGCAACCATCCAGTTAAGTTTACCGAACTCTTCAATCTTGGCTTGCAAGAAGTTGGAGAATCCAATTTCGTTGGCAGCTTCGGCAGCTGCATAAAGCGTCTTCATTTCGCGAATGAGTTTGCTCATCTCATTGTTTAGATTCAAAAGCATTTCGCGTGGTGCAAGCATTGTAGAAGTATCTTCTACGATTGAAGACTTACGAGCAAGCGTTGCTGGTGAAAGTATTACATATCCACCAAGGATACGAATATGTTCAGCGTGCGGGTCAACTGACTCGTACAAACCCTCATAAACTTTCTTGAAAAGTTCATGGTATTGTGGGAAGTTTGCGCCGTCGACATTCAAATGATAGGTATGAGCCTTCAAATAAACGCCATAAACGTCGTTTAGAGCCTTATCAGCCATTGTGACAAGACCTGCCTTTTGTACTTCTACATCTTCTTTTAACTTCGCAGCCATAACAGACTTTGCTGCGCCAGCTACTGAAAGTAGTGATTTATCTTTAATGAACATGAAATTTACTCCTGGTTAGGTTCTATTATTTATTTGTCACTCAATCTCATCATTAAATTCTTCTTTAAATGCTTCGTTGAAATCTACTGATTCACGACGCAAATCTTTGTCTGCTGTGTGGTATGTTTTACCCTTCGTAATATACGAATTCACACGAGCATGACCCCATTGTTGTGGGGTTGTTCCTGGACGGTGACCCGAATTCCAAGCCGCAACTCCACGGTTATACACTTTACGAAGTGTTCCGAGAGAAACACCCGACTTCTTGGCTTTTGCAGCCAATGAAGTATCGGCTTTACCTTCTTCGATTGCTTCTTCGGCAACTCTTGGTAGTTCTCTGTATGATTTTGCTAGAGTTTTTGAAGGTAGTTTCTTAGCAGCTTTACGACCCATTTGAAGCGCAGATCCAGCAAAAGGAACTTTGCCGCTAATTGCAGCATTGACACCAGCCTGACGCATTACAGCATTTTTCTTTTGTTTATTAACGTCAATTCTTTCGTCTAAATGAGTTTCTTCTGCATACACAGTTCGAACTCTTTGTGCGTTTGGGCGCATTGAAGTGATTCTGGTTTGCTTATCTAATTTTTTAAAGAATGCTCTTGCATGAGCATGACTAAATGCTGGTTTTTTCACCTCTGGTTTCTTTCTTTTCATAAAGTCCAAGAAACCTTCGCGCTGAGTTTGAGGTTGTTCAACTTCTTCCTTACGCATCTTGGATAAATTATCATGGAATGCTTTTGCTTTTACGGGATCTGTTTTTGCAAGTTTGTCGTAGATCTTTTTGTTGTTCTTATCAACTTCTGTTTGTGTGCCTAAACGCCACTCTGCGCGCCAGTATGATGGCTTGAGTTTCTTTTGGGCTTCATCGAGTTCGACTTCTTCGTTTGTCTTAGCGGCTTGCTTCTTTGCATATTCTGCACGAGCCTGAGCCAGCATTTCCTCGCCACGCTTACGGCTGGCATCGCTTGCAGTTTTTTCTCTGTCAAATGCACGACCCAACTTTTCTGCTGCACTCATACGGCGAGCTTCATCAATAACAGGACCATCATGTTCAACGCTATCGCCAACATATGTACGACCTGGTTCATATACAGGAAATGGTCGTGCTGGTTGAGATGCATTGAACTTTTTTGTCAATTGTTTTTGAGCAAATTTTCGTGCTTTATTAGTGTTGCCAAGTTTTCTGAGTGGATTTGGGTCACCAGCTTTGTCTGTTTTTACGGCAGCGTCAACGGTTCTCATCGTAAAGGGTCTTTTTTCTTGACTGACTTTTAGATACTTTTTGTAATCGACCTCATCCACCTGCTCGACTTCTTCATCCATTCGCTTCTTTACTGCAAAACCGCCTTTAGGTGAGAGTTTCTTGTTATGCTTTTCTGGATCGTAAATATTTGCAGTACCATCTTTTTCTGACTTTTCAGTTTTTGGATTGTAGTGCATTACGCTACCAGAGCGACCGAAAGAAACTTTCTTTTCTTCGTGCAAACGAACATTGCTAATATGAGTTTTGTATAGTGGCTTGTGTGTGCCGCCACCAAGAGAAGATTGACTGTGATCGCTGCGGAAATAAACGTGATTATCTTTAATCTTTTCTACAGTGCCAGTATTTTGACCGCCTTTAATTGTTACAACGCGATCGCCAACTTTTGGTTCAGGGCGAGCTTTATTCATTGCAGCCAACACACCTGCGACTTTACTTTCGTTTTTCATCGTTTCTCCCAAACTCTTAAAATACTGTACTTGTCTTTCTCTTTTCATTGCGCCAGCTTTTGTATCGTATGTACCAAGATTGCGTCCTGTCTTTTTAGACACAAGACGAAACTTGCCATCAACTTTTACAATTGACTCGTCCATCTTTGGACTTACACCTTTGAATTCTCGCTTGGCGTCTTCATTGTCCCAATATGCACAACACATTCTTTCAGTTACGAAATCATGAATGTCTTCATGATTGCAGTAGGCTTTAATCTTTACGTTAGCCTTTCCTGGTAGCGTTACCAAGTCAACATGCTTTGCCATTTCAACATAGGCTTCGTTTGGTGCTTTCAAACCACCAAACTCGTTTAGTTCGTTTTTATCAACTGGCTTCTCTGATTCCTTTACCCAGTGAATGCAATTAGCGCAGTTTGTTCCTTCAATCTTTTCTGGTGCACCTTCAATTACAATACCAATTTCCTCACTAAACATTTTATGAAAACGTTTAGTGTATTTGCTTGGTTTTGTTTTTGCAGTTGCATCGCCAGGAGCAGGTTTATATGCTCTTGAATCTTTGTCTGAATACTTGCTCATTTTTTTCCAATGAGCAGCGCGAGCCTTTGCTGTGGACGTGCTAAGACCAGCCACATACTTTTTAGGTAGCCCCGATTCTTTGTCCTTTGTCACTGAAGGAAACTTTTTCATTTTGTTTCTTCTTGCACTGCAGTTGATGTTAAACCAATACCGCCTGTAGGCACAGCACCCATTCTTCCATCAAAGTAACTGCTCATTCCAGACTTTGCGACAGAAACAGGAGTTAAATCTTTTAACTTCTTTTTCTTAGGCTTCTTATTTTCTTCTTCGCCGATGGTTGGCTCAGCAGACCTGGCAACGGCAATGCCGCCCCCTCTTGCATCTCCCGAATATCCTTCCAATGGACTCTGTTCTTTTCTTCGAACGCCTTTCTTTTTATCTTCATCAGCGATTTTTTCAGCTTGCGAATAATCTTTAACATCATTTGTCACTTGTCCTGGTGTTAAATGTTTAATGAAATTAGCAGCGTCATCCGCGCCTGCCTCTAAAACTTTTTCGTCAAGAAAACGTTCAACACCTTCTGACAATTCTCTCAACCAACCTGCAATTTCACTCTTACGAGTTTCTTCAGCAATAATAATATTTTCTGAGTTATCGTAAATGAAGAATGTTTTGAATTGTTCAAAGAACAAATTCATATTTGCAACTGACGTTTGATACCGTTGTGAACGAACTTCTTCATTAAAGGTCTTTGAGCCTTTTGTGAGGCGGAAGTTGTTACGATTGCGAGAAACTTCATCTGAAGTATAGACGAATACCATGGCTGTATCATAACCCATGGCTTCAAGAATTGCTTTTGAAACGATAATCTTTTCTTTATTCTCAGCAGTGCCATTAATAATTACAGATGGATGATCTTCAAGTTCAAGAAGATTCTTCTGTTCTAGAATTGCTTTGTTTAATTTATCGAGACTTAATTCAATTAAATTGTGCTCATTGAACACTGAATGAATAAGAAAATCTTTACCGCTTCCTGGTCCACCAACAAGGAAAATTGCTTTATAACTTTCTTTTAGTTTACTCATGCCTGCTTTTACCTTGTCATGTATATGTGCGCCAAGTTTCTTGTCGCTATATTTTGAAATAAATTCGTCTCTTTTTCCAGCAGCAACTAATGCTCGATGTTTAGAAGCAGATTCTCCTTCTTCTCCTTCTGAATCTGGATCGCGATGACCTGCTGATTTGACTTCTATCTTTTTAATTTTTGGGAATTCTTTTGCACGATACTTGTTCAATAACTCTTGATATTCACCGACACGATCCGAACCAGCATGAATCGTGACGTGAGTATGACCCTGCTTTTCCATATGCTGCATAGCATGAATGATGGTGCGGATCTTTGGGTGTGAAACGACGTTTGCCTTCGGAAATAGTTTACGAAGTGCATGAACTTTATCCCCATGAGACAAGGGATTGCTACGGCTATCTTGCGTGTGGGTTGGGAAAATATAGTGTGTCCCGCCTGTTTTTTCGGCGTGCTCCATCGCACCGTGGACGACTCTTCCGTGACCTTCTTCTGTTGGAGGGTTAAAACGACCCCATACTACTGTTGCTTTACTCATATTTTTACCATCTGTTGGCAATAAGATTATTTATTCTTCCTTCCTTTTAGAAGATTTTGTCGCGCGAACTCTTCGCGATCGACTAATTTTGTGGGGTGACCATTATGAACCATTACAAATCCCTCAGGCTTGGTAGCCTTACCTTCAATATGATGCTCAAATTCAGCGGAGGAAGATAACGTATTTACCAAAGCATTTTTAGCCTTTTGAATGGCGTGGTGGATTTTAAATGCTTGAGATAGATGGCGATGATTGCGGTTTACGTCGTTATTGAATGCATTAAGGGCTTCGTGTTGCTTTAATTTACCTTTTTGAGTCTTTTTCTTCTCAATTTCATTCTCGAAACGATTGGAAACAAAGGAACGATAACCCTCTACGCTCGGTTTAGTACCTTCTCGGACAGTATGATTGATGTATCGATCTAGGTGCTCGCCGTGTGAACGAACCACGTGATACATCTCAGGATGAGACGCCTGATGATGGCGAACTGCGGCTTTGAGGTAAGTATCGAACTCTTTTTTATTCTTTTCGGAATGTTCCGCAGGTTTAACGCCTGGGTGAATTAGATGAACATCTGAATGAGAACCGAACTTATCGTGGTCGACGTCGAATCCAGCGGTCATATCGCTTAAATCCGATCCGTGGTATTTGGTATGAACGACCAAACCGATATGAGCCTTGGCTATCTTTTGACCGTGTTCTGAATCTGTAGGAGTAGAATAGGTGATCGTATTTGGAGTGAAATGATATTTTCCACCCTTTTTAGCCACGTCACCTTTGGTATACATTAGGTCGCCTTGATAGACGCCGTGTTTTGGAGCAACTTTAGGGAGATGGCGTAGTGCGGTTTTGAGTTTTTCAACTAAACCTGGAGCGTGACCGTGGTTCTTTTCGATATCGGCTTCGGTATAATTAATTTTGGGGCTTTTGTTAAATGCAGACTTGCTGGCTACGAAAAACTTGCCCGTTTGTGGATGACGACCAAATACGAGCGAAGGAGATCCGTCGTACTTGGTCGTCACTTTTGTTGTATTGAACGCACCGTGAAGTTTGTCGTTCACTGCCGAGAGAGCATCAACTGTGTGGTGAAATCCAGACTCACCACCGTGAATAAAGTTATCTTCAGCGTGTGTTAAGTGTGTTAGATGCTTAACTGGTTCAATTTCTTCCGTTAGATAATTTCTAAAAGATAACATTAAAATATACTCTCTCCGCTCTGTGGGATATGAGTATATTTAGTTTCTTTTAGATTACTGCTTCATCTTAGCAATTGCTTCAGCTAATGCTTCACGCACTGGACGCATTGCAGGATGGGCTGGAATTGTGCAGGTTGAACGCGAAGCCAACGTAGCAGCTTTGAATTCTTCCTCAGTAAACCACTGAACGTTCTCCAATCCCATCAATTCAACGAGTTCATGCATATTGACCGAACCTTCGTTGACGAGATTTACAGGACCTGTTTCGCCCTTTTCGATAAGATCACAGGCAACGCGAACGGCTTCGTCGAGATCCGTAAGAGAGTTTTGACCTGAGTCAATCAACTTACCAGTCTTGGCATAGTTCATTACCTTTGTGAGATAATTCTTCTTTTCATTCAAACCAGTGAATGGCATACGAATGCGAAACACAAGAGCACGATCCTTCAAGTAAAGATCTGAAACGCCCTTGGTAACGGAATAGATGCTACCGAAGTAATTTGGATCTTCGTTTACATGAGTGATCTCGCCTTGGTAAATGCAACCGCTCGAGAAGTGAGCCAACTTTGTCCAGCCTCTGTTGCATGCATCAAGAAGTAGGGCTGGGAAAATGGCATTTGCTTCTGCCGTTTCTTCGCGTTGCAACTCACAAGCATCAACGTTTGGTGAACCAGTCATGCCTGCGCAATTTACCACCCACTGATACCCACCGTCAGTAGCCTCTTCAAGAGCATCTTCATGGCTACAATAAGTTACAATATGACCTCGTTTGACGAGTTCATTGAAAACTTTTTTACCTGTCCATCCACGACCAACAACTAGAATTTTCATTTTACACCTCAACTATAACGACCCATAGATATGATTTTATCAAGATACTTACCATAATCAGATTTTGAATACTTCTTAGCGGCATTCGATAACTGATGTTGTGTAATCCAAGCATTACGATAAGCAATTTCCTCTGGGCATGCAATCATTGTGCCAGTTCTTCTTTGAACTGAACCCACAAAGGTTGATGCTTCAGCAAGAGATTCAAAAGTGCCTGTATCAATCCAGGCAATACCACGATTTAAATATTCCACCTTACAGCTATGATCTTTCATGTAGATATTGTTAATGTCGGTGATTTCAAGTTCACCACGAGCAGAAGGAGCAATTTGCCACGCATAATCTACGACGTTATTGTCGTAGAAATATAATCCTGTCACAGCATAGTTTGTTGGAGCAACTTTTGGTTTCTCAAGAATTGCAACTGGATCGCCGTGTTCGTTCACTTCAAGAACACCGAAACGTTCTGGATCCTGAACATGATAGGCGAACAAAGTGCAACCTTGATTGTTTTTGGCATAATTGAAGCGATTGATTAAATCATTTCCGTAGAAAATGTTATCGCCAAGAATCAAAGCAACTTCGTCTTTACCAATCCATTTCTCAGCAATACGAAAGCACTCAGCAATTCCTTTTGGCTCTAATTGAACTGCGTATGTAATGTTTAAACCCCATTGCGACCCATCTTTGAGCAAACGTTTAAATTGCTCAGCATCATTGGGTGAATTGATGATCATAATATCGCGAATACCAGCAAGCATTAGCGTAGTGAGCGGATAGTAAACAAGTGGCTTGTCGTAAACAGGCAACAATTGCTTTGATGTCACTTCAGTGCATGGATACAAACGAGTGCCCATGCCACCAGATAAGATTATTCCCTTTCTCATTTATACCACTCCAATGTTTTTTCAAGACCCACAATAATATCTGTTTTTGCTGACCAGCCAAGTTCCTTTTGAATCTTTTCAGCGTTCATTGCATATCTAAAGTCATGACCTTTACGATCACTCACAAAATTAATCCATGACTGATACATGTTGATTGGTTTGCCCATAATGTCAAGAATCATAGCAACCATTTCAAGATTACTTACTTCGTGACCGCCACCAATATTATATCGCTCGCCAGATTTAAAGTTTTTACCAATCTCAAGTAAAGCCTCGCAATGATCTTCGACATATAACCAGTCACGAACGTTTTGACCTGTGCCATAAACAGGAACAGGCGTATTGTTTTTGATATGCCGAATTACAGTTGGGATAAACTTTTCTTTGTGTTGACGAGGACCATAATTGTTCGAGCAATTGGTCACAATTGCATCAATCTTATGAGTATTTACATAAGACCGAACAAGATGATCGCTGGCGGCTTTAGTTGCCGAATACGGATTGCGAGGATTGTATGGAGTTGTTTCCATAAATGGAGGATCTTCGCGAGTCAAACTACCATATACTTCGTCAGTTGAAATATGAACGAGTTTACCGCCATATTTTTTGATGCACTTTAAAATGTTGTGAGTGCCATTAATATTAGTGCTGAGGAAAACATCGTCACCGTCAATAGAATTATCAACGTGAGACTCAGCAGCAAAATGGTAAGTAATTTCTGGTTCATAACGATTGTACAGTAAATCTAGATTTTCATGATCTCTAATATCGACGTGTTTCAAAGAAACACGCCAATCGTCCAAATATCCTTCTAGGTTTTTGACATCTGCTGCATAAGAGTTATTGTCAATAATAACAAGTTCGTCTGAGGGATATTTTTTAAGGTGAGCGATTACAAAATTAGAACCGATAAATCCCAAACCACCAGTCACAAATGTAGTCATAAAACCTCATCGTTCAACAATCACAACGTTTTTATTTATGCGCTTTTTATACGCAGCCAAAATTCTAATTCCTGGATATTCTTTTATACTCTTTCTCGTCTTATCATTACGAATAAAGAAGTATACATCTTTATCGCCTTTTACATCTGTCATGTCAGTAATTACATGACTTACATCAATTACCAAATTTTCACCTTCTAATTTAAAGTCATCATTACTGAATGTCTTTGTGATCACAGCACCATTTTGAGCAAGATCTGATCCGAATACAACATCGTTCTTTTCTTTGCGAGTTGATGTGACTGCAATATTAGGTTCAATTGTATAATAACTTCCTTGATTAATCAACTTTGTTTGCTCATTTTTTATTGCTTTATCAATAATTTTTTTGGCTTCTTCGCTAAAATATGAGTCCGCAGATTCCCAAGTTTCAGCATCATCTTTTTTGATTGATACAGGAAACTTCTGCATTCTTTTATTCATAAACATTACATCTGCTTTTTTTCTTCCTGCAGTGTCCGCACCAACGGAACCCACAGAAGTGCAAGATGGTATTTTAAAGGTTTTATTTTTTCCTTTGAATACAATATTCACACTGCCCATTTTCTTTATGGTCTTTTGAACCATATCAACTAGGAATTGTTCATTTCCAACTCCAGCAGAGGCACCTCCCTGCTTACCCGCAGGTTTTGCCAAAATCACAAATTTCCCGATCTTCACTTTACCGACAGAAGATTCAGAAGATGGGTTTTTATCGTAGTTACTTCCCTTTATGCTCTTATTTAAATTTTTAAGAACATCTATTCGATTTTCTTCCGTCAAAACCGCAATTTTGTTATTGCTAATTTTCTTAACATTTCTGTAACCAATAGAATTGACTAAAGCAATTACAGTTTCAATCGAAGTGATTTGCGGCATCTAATCACTCGTAGATTCTTGGATTTTTTTTACCGTAGTTTCTCATAATAACTCCAGCAACACTATTTGCTTCGTTCTCAAATTCGCTACCAGTTTCACCAGCGTAGTTTGTTAACACACCATCTAGATTTTGTTTATGATGTACCATTTCATGGGCTAAAGTTCTAAGAACGTCAGCAGTATGTCTACCGCCTGTATTCAAATAGATCTTTTTCTCGCTCGGAGAATACCCACCAAAACTCTTATTTTCAGCAGCAATAGCCTTATCGGGAATTAGCACTAGTTCAGGCATTTCGCTTACGTTTAGATAATCTCTACAGTAATCCATAAAGTCGTCAATGTGACTTTTTGTTTCCTGTTCTTTTAGGTATTGCTTGTACTTCAACATTGAGTTTGTAAACCTTCTTAAGAAACCGTTTCCATATCTTCGGATCGGCTTTCCGAAAATGCAGTCGGTACATATAGATTGACTCGCATTCGGTCCAATTAATCTTATGTGCCTTACGAAGGTTATTTATATTCAGATGCTCGGCTTGAGTCTCATAAGCGTGAGCATCAATCTCGTCTGGATTTCCATAGTACATCAACTTCATACGATCTTTTTTCTGCTTTGGCGTATACTGTTTAGTGTAAGAATAGCCTCGACCACGCTGTTGATGCTTATGGCGATACTCGTGGTGAATCGCTCGAACGACTTTTATCGCCAGATTCTTGGCTTCTTTTTCGGTAATGACCACCTTTTTATTCGCAACAGGAAAACTTAACGTAATCAATATGTTTTCAGGAATCGTCGAAAAGATTCGAGGACAATATTGCCCTGAAACAATAACTGAGTGGTTTGGGAGATGGGCTTCATCGTAGCGCGAGGAAGTGAAATAAATGATAGACTTCTGAAACGTTTTATTCAGACTGCGAATGATAGCAGGTACAGACTTGACGCCCACCCAAGATGGGCTAATGGCGTCAACTTTTTTCTGTATCTTGTCTAATTTCATACCTTAATGGCACTGAATTTATTCTTCGGTCTATCTCTATCCATTCCGCGATCTAACTCCTGCCCCGAATCAGCCAAGGTCGTTTGTGCGGCGGCTTCAACATCATAAAGTTTCATCTTGGAACGATCAACGCCGATCACAAAACGCTTATTCATCGTTGGATCATTATATCTATTCTTCAACTGTTTCACCATAATGTGATTCAGTTTTTCGAGTTCCTCGGAAGTAATTAGGGCAAACATAAAGTCAGCCGTTGCAGGCAAACCAAACGATTCAGAAGTATCCTCAAGACCAGGATCGGTATTGGTGAAACCTGAGCGAGTCGTTTGAGTGGCTGAAACAATCGGGACTTTAAACTCAACTGCAAGACCACGAATTTCTTCCGCAATCGCTTTGATATATGAATACGAGTTTACGTTCGCGCCGTGTTTCAAACGAGCCGACGCACATATATTCAGATAATCAATAAAGACGATATCGGGCTTAAAGTTTTTCTTGATGGCAAGTTCATTCAACAACGTTCGAAAGTGAATCGAACCTGCGGACGCAGTTGGATATTCTTTAATGATCAACTTACCTTTAATATTCTCTTTGATGCGAGAGATCTTTCTTTCATAAGTATCTTTCGGTAAGTTTGCAAGGTCATCCAACTTAACGTTCAAGAGATTCGCGTCAATACGTTCAGCAATCTTTTCTTCAGCCATTTCAAGAGTAATGTACAAGACGTTATAGTTTTGACTCAACGCACCTGCCGCCACATGACACATGAATAGCGACTTACCAACGCCAGTTCCTGCCAACGCAACGTTTAGAGTTTTAGTCGGCAAACCGCCTTTAGTGATACGATTGAAGAAGTCTAGATCGAAAGGGATGCGCTTTTCAACTTGATGATAGAAGTCAAATCGCTTAGAAGCATCTTCAATATAGTCGTGACCAATGTTAGGATCGAACGAAACTGAAAGCGCATCCGAAAGAATCTTCGGAATCGCACCTTTAGTCTTATCAGTCTTTTCATCTAGAATATGAATTGATTCTAGAATTGCATTATGAAGTGCTTTCTCTTGACAAAACTTTTCAGTCAACTCAAGAAGCCATTCCATCTTACTTGAGTCATCGCTGGACTTCAGCGATTCAATCAATTCATTTGTCTGGCGAAAATCTTCTTCAAAGAGATTATCTCTCTGAGAAAGAGAGATGTTAATCGCTTCAAATGAAGGAACGTTATTATATTTTAGAACATAACTTTGTACTTCTTCAAATACTATTTTTTCGACTCTTTCTTGGAAGTACTCGCTTTTTAGAAACGGAAGGGTCTTTCTTACGAACGGTTCGTTTTTGAACAGGTTCTTCAATATAATTTGCTCGATCTTCGTCAAACTCATTTTCTGCTCCCTTCAACTCTTGTTCTAAAGAGTTAATTCTTTCATCCGCCGCTTTAATCGCATCTTCAAGAACAATCAATAGAATGTCACCAGCAATTCTATTAAAATCGTCCTTTAAAGTCAAATCGCCTTTCAGTTTACTCGGTTGCTTGATAACGTCAACATCAAAGTTTGCTTTTGCTGAACCATCACTCAGCG